GTCTCGTGGGCTCGAGATGTGTATAAGAGACAGGCTTCTTTCATGGCTTTCATTTGTTCGACGATTTTTTGCATGAGCGGTGTCTTCAGAGCCTTCCACTTCAACCAAAACCCATTCCGGTCGATCTTCCCATCCAATGGAACCCCTACAATCGTCTCTGGTTGGTGGTCGTAGTTGATATAACCACCTGCGCCTGGCGGAAGGCCTTTCCCGAGGAGGTAGTCGATTTCCAATCCTTCCGGAATCACTTCTTCGCCTTGCAGGTCTTTCCCTCGCAGCGAAGCCACTCCTTCAAAGACCCAGTCACCGTCTTTGTCCTGCTCTGCTTTCATGATGGTTGCGCCAAACTGAAATGCCTTGTCCGTCACTCTCACCTCCTCTCCGCATGAAAAATGCGCCGTGGCTCACTCGCCTTGGCGCATCTCTTGTCTCACGATACTATTCTGCGTGGGCCACTCGGCCTTTCCTTCGGCCTTGCGCATTGCTCAATGCTTTCTAGACGAGCGTCTCCTCGCGCTCATCCAGAGATTTCGCCTGCACGCCAAATGCATTGCGCACCGCAACATGGATGTCTGTGTCTTCTTCGCAGGTCTCGGCGTAATGCCGAAACATATCCACCATCGCACGGATTTCCTCTTCGGACGCCTCGAAACGATACCGCTTTACTTCTTGGATTTTCACACAAGCCCTCCTTAACGGATTTGGAAAACGACGCACAACGACTTTTCAATGCCTCCATCTTTTAAGTCGAGACCAAAATGATCCTTTGCAAATTTGCGAATCTTCGACTTGATGCGCTTGCGTTCTTCTTGGCTGTACTCGTCCCCATCGTGGCAAGTGTTGATATAGCGCCATGCGGCTAATGTTCGTTCACGCGACGGCTTACCACCTTTTGTGAGCGGGTATGAGTCGTGCTTCGTGTCGGCAAATGTTTCATGTGTGCCGTACTCATCGCGTTTGGTACGATTAACTTGCCTCCATTCGGATTTTGTGCGCAACGACTTTTTTACACCCGATTCACCTTCTTCAAACAACTTTTTAATCTGGTCAGCTTTTTCTTCAGTATAAGGAATGTATCTTCCTATTGCACCTGCGCCACCTGTGCGAATATTATTTTGTGACCAATCTCCACCGTCGGACCCATTATTCTCTACAAACCAAATTTTCCCGCCTTCCTTGTCTATAATGAACTCTTCTCCACCACCGTAAACGTTCATTGGCCGAACAACAAATGTTTCCCCTTTGGGCATTGGAATCTGTTTTCCGTCCTCCGAACGTGGGTACGTTGACTCGCTTCTAAATCTCCTTTGAAACTCTTTGAGCGCCACTTGCTTATTTTCTTTTTCTTCGTTTTCCTTTTTGACAGCATCATAAAACGCGCTTGGATATTGGTGAGGTCGAATCAACCATCCGTATGAATCGGATTCGAATATCTCGTTATGCTTACGTGCGTTCAAAAAGTCTTCTCTGCTCAGCTTTCCTCGCATCGTGTATCCAGTTCCAAACGAGTCATAGACCAAATGACCGCGCATCCTCTGTAAATCCCGTTTCCACTTCGGCCATTTGCTCTGAACGGCATCTTTTATTTCACGAGACGACATTCCTTTGTACTCTTCGAGTTCTTTTTGCTTCTGTAGATTGTCTTCCTCTTCTTTTTTCTTTATTGCGGCTTCTCTTTTCGCGTTTTCTTGTTCACGTAGTTCTGCTTCTCTTTTTTCTTTTTCCTTTATTTCCTTTTCAGACAGCGAATACTTTTCATTGTTACCGTGTAGCTTTTCAAATTTCTCTGCTACCCGATGTGATATAGTCGCGTGTTTAAAATGCTTTGCCACATTCGGTATATCTTGCAGCGGGATGTTCCACGTCTTCGTGTCGCCGTCAAATCGTGCGCCCATCGCTTTCAACTTGTCTTTGTCCCCAAAGTTACTGTAGACGTGTGCCCATTCATCGGATTGGAACTTTGAACGCGCATTAGGGATTTCAAATTTCACAGTCCCACGTTGTGCGGTCGGTCTTCCATGCACGTCCTTATCACTTTTCACCCCACTACCGATCACGTATTCGTGATGCCCGTTGTCCTTTAATTCCATCGTGTGTTCAACCCCGATGTCGTTCAAATGTTTGGACAAATGTGGATGTGGTTTTCCTTGCTTGCGAAACGCATCATGTATAGGCTTGCCGTATAGCTCTTTCGGAACTGATCCGCCTACGATGTTTCCTGAGGAGTCTATCTTGATCCTGCGATAGTCCTTGTCGCCGTACTTCCCTACCGCCCCTTTTCCGTGCGGATGAATCGTAATCCAGTGGTCGCCTTCGGACTTCAGCAAAATCGGAAACGAAACTTTCACTCGCATTCCCCTCCCTTGCTATGCTTCCTTAGTTCGAACCGGACACGTACTGCCCGACCAATTGCTGCACCCATTGCGGCACAGATTTTTGATCGTATTGCGCACCCATATCCTGAATTGCGCTGATGACTCCAGGGATTCCTTCATTCTCGGCGCTTGTCCAAGGAATTGCATACTTTCCTACCTGACCATTCACGCTTCGAGTTGTGACAAAAAGCGTCGTTCCGTTGATGGTGGCTTCGGTAATGATCATCGTTTTTTCCTCCTTTTAAGAACCAAGTGGTGCGGGCGCGGTAATTGATGGTTGTCCAAGCTGCATGTGTCCGCCAACCCAGGCATCCGTCGTGATCATATCTTTTAGGTGTGACGTGATGAACCGCAACAACCGCTCGGCATTCTTCCCCTCAATGACGACATCATGACCGCGCACCGTCACCTTACAGCCCCTGATACGAGCAACGCCATCCTTCGGTCGCCCACGATAGCCACCTTTGAGCCGTAAAATGGACCATACCGCGTTCGCGGCTGGCGCATATGTCGTGACCAACGCTTTCAGAAGTCTCGGTGTGCCTACACGCGGTACATAAACTTTAAATGTTCGCTCTCCGTCCGATACCAGGTAGACCGACCCCTCAGGATTCGCCTCTAACGTTTTGATAGACAAGTTTTCTTTTGCGTTTTGACCAAGTAGACGTCGATAGAATGTGTACACGTCTGCTCCGCTGTTTTGCGTGTCCTCCGCAGCCCAATCGTTCAATTGATCACTGGCTCTTTGACCGCGATGGGGAGCGTTGGCAATCGGTTCTACGCCAGCATCGCCCCAGGATTTGTTGAGTTTCCTATCGTGCATGTCTCGATCCCATTCACCGACTCCGTGTTCCCCCTCGGCTACCCACGCGTATATACTTTTGATTCCAGCGTGTTTATAGGCGAGTGTACGATGATATCCATCGGCAATTTTGAAACCATTTTTTGTTTCAACCAAAACGATGGGCTCCATTTTGGAGCCACGTTTGATGGCATCCGAAATCCCTTGCACCCTATTCATGTCGCGGCCGCCAGGTCTACGTGCCATTTTAATTTTCGACAACGGAACACGGCGCATATTCCATATTTCTTTTTTCACCCATCCGAGCACATCGGAAGGGTAATTTTCTCTCAAGTATTCGTAAACTTTTTTCGTGTTGGATGGTAGCGCTTTATGGATCGGCGCTTCCCGATTCTGCAATCGAAATACAATTCTCTTGGCAAACACGCGATCTTTCTCTTTTTCTTCTTCCGGCAATTCATCATATGGAACAAAGAGTTTTTCCCACGCTTTCGCATGTTCGGGATCGATTTCAGGCGCTATCTTCTCGGCAAAATCCCACCATTGCTCATGCACAAGCGAGGAAATATCTTCGAGTAATTCAGAGGATTCTAATTCATCATCCGATAACGCTTTGAGCAGAGGAAATGCGATCCTGACCTTTTTGGATGGCACTCTGCATCAACTCCTCTAATTTCGATGCCGCATCGCCCCATTGGAACTTTTCGGCTTGTTTTACCGCTTTCTTCGATAGGCTTTCTCGCAAGGAAGGAGAACGATAAATACGCTCTAAGGCATGCACAAACCCTGCGACATCCGGCAAACGCAGATCATTCATCCGCGCCGTGGTGAAGTGGCGCTGTGGCTTAACGAGGATTCCTGCATCCCCGACCACTTCTGTGGTCGCAGAGCAGTCTTGCGCAATCACAGGGCAACCGCACGCGAGAGCCTCGGCATCTGTGAGCCCGAAACCTTCCCCCATGCTCGTGCTGATTTTCACGTCTGCGGCGTTATAATACGCGGTCAGAAGTGACTTAGGAGCACCAAGAAAGGTGTCTCTCGGATCGCTGATTTTCACGCTATCGCCGAGTCGGTATCGGTCAACTAAGGTATGTAGATTGCCGCCCTCGTCGAGCGCCACCGCATGCACCCACAAAAGCGCATCTTCATGGCGCGCGCGAAATTCTGCGAATGCCTTGAACGTGTCTGGATAGTTTTTGCGGATGTTGTTTCGGTTGACCGCCAGCACCACAAACTTTCCATCCATGCCGAGTGCTTTTCGGATTTGTTCGCGACTGGTGAATTGCTCATTTCCCGTGACAAGCGGGTGATCCATGGAAACGGGAAACATGAGTTCGTGCTCGATGCCATGCCACACCGGGACGGTCTCTAACCCGCTCTCTCGCCGAACTACGTCCGACCCATAATGACTTTGCACCGCGACCTTATCGCATTGTCGCACGGCCTCATACCAGTCGTTTGGCATGTTGTCGCCATCGATTGGAACGTAGGCGACGACCGGCACTTTGCGGTTCGTCCCGAGTTGTTGAAGCCCTTTGGCGACCACATCTAGGTCACTTACTACAAAGAGAACATCCGGTTTGACAAGGTTTACGACTTCTTGCACGCGACCGAGTCCCAGAAAATCCGCCATACTGTACTTGGAGGCTGCATAGAGCTTGTAAGGTGCATCCCACGGATCGCCTCGATAATTGATAGCCAGCATAGAGACCTCGTGGCCCATCGCGCACCAACGCATACCTAAGTTATGCGTGACTACGCCAAAACCCGTGTTCGCGCCCGCGTCTCCCCATACCAAGATGCGCAATTCATCTGCTCCTTTCGCCATACACCACGACATCCCATCCGTCCGCTTGCGTCGATGCTTCCACGCTGTTCATGCCGACTTCTTTCAGCATCTCGACCAAAACGCAGGATGGATGACTTTCTCCCCATACCTAAAGCAAGAGGTTTTACGGCGCATTTGATAAGCAGGATTTTGTCCCAGCGCCCATCGTTCAAGAGATGGATGGCCTGTACTGGTAAGGGTCGCCTCCGCGATACCTGACAAGGATGTGCCGACAACGCGGATGTAACGGGCAACAAGGTATCCAATCCTTTTGCTTTCGCCCCACATTGCTCTTTCCGACCCACATATACTGTTCATTTTCTTGCTGCGTGGCGTTCGGGATGGGGGCCGGAGATACCCAGAACACTTTGCCCTCCAAGAGTCTCTCGCAGGAACGACAGACCTTTGCATCGTTGATGGGCGGAACGACCACATAGTCACCTTGGAGCACGTCAAGCACCGCATCGTTGTATGCGAGGCTCATTTCAGTGACGGCAATCATCTGGAAGTCTTGACCGTACTTGTCCCATCGTTCCTCTAGCCTCGCGGCTAAATCCGCAGGACTCAACCCCTCGCGGATGGCTTGCACGACGTGCCAGCGCACGTCTTCTCGCATTCCTTCCGCCCATTCGCGCATCTTCGAAGCGGCAGACTGACGGGCGATCCACTCGGAAGTCTTCGCCACTTTTAGCTTCGACAGACGCCTTTTTGATGCGGGCTTCGGCACTTCTATCCACTCGCCCATGTCTGGCTTTCTCGCATCTTGTTTCGCAGTCTCGCGCCCGAGGGTTTGAGACTCTACGACGCCTTCCACAACATCATCCAAGTCCACCATGTCTTCGTCGCTTGCATCCAACACGGCGTCATAGGCCCGTTCAGTGCGGTGTCTGAGCGGGAGTTTGGATATCAGCCAAACACGCAACAACCATGCTGCCGCCGTCTGCGATGCGTCGCTAAGAATAGCGCCTTCCAAGTCTTCCATCGCAGGATCGGCCCACGATTCCTCCGTTGTATCTTGCGCGAGTTCTTTCAAGCGTTTTTCCCAGTCGAGAAACCTCGGAGTATCAGCCACGTCCATACACCGCCCAGGACTTCGCGAGACTATCTTGCGCCGCATCGTCGGATGCCGTTTGCATTGCGCCACCCATGCTCTGCTGTGCGTTCATGCCGTTCTCCTGCATCCATACCTGCAACAGCCCCGGATTCGCTGGAGCATCAAGCCACTTCGCATCGGGTGGCGTGCCTGGTGGCGCTTCATTGAGCCCCATGGAGATACGCCATTCACGCGCGGTCAGGGCCCCTCCCGCCATCTGCTCGTTGAGGTATTTCACTTTTTGCATTTCGTCTTCCGCGTTGATTCCCGTGAGACGAAAAAAATAGCCCGGCGCGATATGTGGCATGAGGTTCTCATTGATTCCTTGTTCGATCATATCCAGCAGCGGAATTAGCCCCTTGTCTCTGGATAGGTCAATCTTGCTGTCCGTGTTGTCGGATGCGCCCATTCCGCCGCTGTTGGATGCGGTGCGTTGCCCTAGTTCGATGGGGTCCACAAGAAAGATGGACGCAATCTTGGTTGTGAGCTTGTCCAAGAAGTCGCCCATCTCCATGTCCCGGTTGCTCGTTTTCATCGGCAACCACTGGATGGACGAACCGCCATTTTGCGAAGGCTCCAGACTCAATGCGACGGGTTTATGTTGCCCCACAACGCCCTTGACGTCTGTCTCCCACATAACGTTCAGTTCCTGGAGCGTCTCTTCACTCATGTTCCCGACAATTGCAAGAATGCCGGGCGGCACACTTCCATGATCGAAGTAGTTGGAGTTGTACTGAAGGGCCAGCACCTCAGCGGCCAACCAGTCGGATGCAGCTTCCGTTGGCGACATCGGATACCCGCCGCGCGTAATGTCCGTAAGTGGATTCATGTAAAGATACATAATTTCGTCTTCGGCGTACTCTGTCTCAATCTGACCATCGACGACTTGTACATATCGCACTGGTTGATCCAAATCCTTGCCGTAGCGAGTGGTTGGGATGTACCGCTCCGCCCATTGGAGTTCGATGGTTCCGGCGTCAATCGCCCAATATTCCGACAGACGCCCTTCTTCGTCGTACACCAACTCGGTGGTCGATGCACCGATGATGAGGATGTCTTGCACCATCTCCTTCACCCATCCCGGCATGCTCTTGCGTTCCCACACGCGCTTTCGACCAGTCGCCATCAAAAACTCGAACACGTAATGGGCTACCTTCTCATCGTGTTCGTTCATCTCTTTCCCATCTTGGCGCAAGATTTCGAAGCCGCGATCCCCTTTGTGGCGCGGTGCGCGAATAAAGGAGGCGACTTGCGACTGACGCAACGCAATGATCGCTTGTACTGTAGGAGACAGTTTCGCAAGCTGGCGCAGTTGGTTCCAGCTGAGCGTGAAGCCGCCCCACCGAGAGCCTGGCGGCGAGAACTTCCAGTCTGGTGAGACCAGAACCGACCGCCTGCGGTTTGGAACATCTTCTTTGCTGCGGTTGCGAATATCAATAGCAGGCACGCATCATTTCCTCCCCTCGCGCTCCGACGTGCGGAACCTGAACATCATTCTTCCGATTCGGAAGGCTGCATCTTCATCCACTCTTCTTGTGATTGGCGCAGAATAATTTCTGCTCTGCGCTGTACCGTTTCTTTGGTGATGGGTCGGCCTTCTGCATGGAGTTCTACTAACGCGGACAGATTAAAGTTCAGCAACATGATGGTGTCTTGCAAAGCAAGAACTTGATTCGAGAGCGCTGTGAACGCCTCTCGCAAGTCCTCTTCGCGCCTGCGCAACTTGACCACTTTCTCACTCACTCGACTCATCCACCTTCCGCAAAGTTAACTCTAGCATTCCGTCGTCGTCTAGGTATTCGACGCGGTATTCGTCCACCTCGCGCAACCTTGGTCTGGTCACGCGAAAAGTTCCATGATGGGACTGGAGAAGCTTCACGAGAAAGAATTGTGCGATCTCGTCCGCAACAATGCGCCGTTGACACAATGACTCGTAGTCTTCCCATGCCAGCGTGACATGGATCGGGTGAATGTCCGACATTTCACACCTCCTGAAACGCAAAAAAGGCGGTCAGCAAGACACCGTTGGTAGTCGCTTGGACTACGTTTCGGCATCTCACTGACCGCTCATATGTTGAGTAGGTCGATTACTTCAATCGAAGTGGTACAGCGTGCAGACCTGGTTGCTTTGGAAGAGTCTTGTACTCCCACCACTCAGCTCCGTCGTATTCATGGCGTTCTAGCCACCAATCGTCGCCCACAACGACCAATCGTTCGTTGATGTTTGCACCACCGTATCCATTATCATATTCGTATCGTCGCCATCGTTCCACAAACTCAGGCCAAGTACACCACTTAACTCCCGCCACGCCGATCCAACGTATGTCCTGCTCTGTTCTGCCGTTCTCTTCTAAATCTCCAATGATCTCGTCCACGAGGTTGATCACGATTACTCCACCTTCTCTTTCGTCCGCCTCTCAATGTACCGCAGCTGCCCATCATGGAAGGTCAGCGTGACTTCTCCGTACTCCGGTGCATCAAAGCTGCGCTCACCTACCGAGAACGTGCGCACTTTCTTTCGGGGTCGCGGGGCATCGTCCGCATACCGCCCTTGAGGGTCGCGTGCCATGTCGCGACTGCCGCTGGACATACTGGATTGCTTGTCGTGTTGTTTCAAGGGCGCTCCTCCTAACTTTTCTCGACAAACCATACCTTGTTGCCGTCGCCGAGTTTCTCCATATACACGCCATTTCGTTTGCAGAGTATCTCCACCAACTCTTCAGTCGTCAATTCCTCTGCGGACTTTGAAGACATGGAAGACATCATCGCATCCCACATGGACTGCCATAGGTTGGTGGCTTTGGCCGATGCCCATTTGGAATCGCTGCCCCTCTTCTCTGGCGCATCATCTTCCGGAACGTCCACCTGTATCAGTTTCACATCACAAACAGGCGGTCGCCCTTGCCAAGCAATCGATACATGGCTACTGACCATCGGTTCTTCTGATTTTGGATCGATCTTGCCCCAAAGAAAACGATCTTGGAAGACTTGTCGCACCACCAACAAAGGCCCTTCTCCACCAAATTGGAATTCATCGCCGATGTGAATGGGGTACGTTGTTCTAGTGTGCGCCGGGACTTCGATGACCTTTATCAAATGCGCCGTAAAACCTCTTGCTTTAGCTATGGGGATTTGACTTTCTCCCCATGCCTAAAGGCAGGGGAGAAAGTCAACCTGTACATTTCGCATATCCAG